TTTAAGTTCATCGTTGAATACATTCTTTAAGCCTTCCATAGCCTCTTCTGTTAGAGCCCCACCTGATACAGTTATTATCAATGGGGGTATAGTTTTGTTATCAAAAAATAAGTAGTTAACTTCATCCGACTTTCTAGAACCCATTACTTTCAACAGTACTCCAATCCAACGTGGTAGCCCATATCGCGAATGTGGGGCAAATATCTTAAAACAAATGACCTCACTGGCGTTTTTTCCCTTACCTCTATCCTTTCCGTCTTCAGAACCAATTTCCCTAGGATCTCCAAATTCCTTAAACCATATTATCTTGTTGTCCTCGGTATTTTGCACGAATCTACCAAATTTACGTTTTCTGATAACATCCTTCAGTACTTTACCAATTCTTATTTTTTGGGTATATTCCGTAAAATCTTTGTCTACTTCTACTAGTCTCATAGAATGAGCTGGCAATAAATGCAATTCAGATATAGTTGTCCTATCCATAGTACGAACCACTTCCCAATATGCCATACCACAGGACTCTAGGTCTTCTCGGGTTTCCATCCGGAGCATAGTCAAATTCTGTCGGTCATTTATAAACCCGAGGAATTGTTCTAGTAGTTCTTTTTCTTTTACTGCCTCAGCTGGTAGTTCTGTCTCTGTGTCTTCGGGATCATCAGTTCTTTTAAGCTCATACCCAAATCCATCTACATTAACAGACATAGCTTGGACACATTGAACTAGTATGTCAGAAGCTTCACGGAGTTTACATAGCTGGTAGAGATCATAGGTGGGTTTGATCACCTTTCGGTCATCTTTCTTTTGGGAGTATAAATCCTTAAATGGATCAACTCCAAGCTTAGTGTCTGGGTCACTATCCGCTTTCAACACCTTAGATCCGAATGAATGTAGTGTTACTAAATTACTGGGTGGCTTCTTGTAGTCTTCCGCTTTTTGCTCTCTTGACATCCTTTACCCTTTCAACCTTACCACCTCGTTTAGCAAGGTTCTTTCTTATGCGATCTATGCCATAACTGCATATCCACGTGGCCATAACAATGTCATCGTGTTTTTCTCTACCCAAAGCATGAAATTCATTGATGATTAAGTTGGTTATCTTCTTGTCATCAGCAGTTTTGTATGGTAGTCTAAATTTTCTATTTTCAAACTTGACTGACATAGAAGGAACACCCGTGTATAAATCTTGTTTCCTTCTATCAGTAATATGCTTAACAAGTTTAATACCATCTTCATTTATAAGGTTATTAGCATGAATGCCACCAAATGAATTAGCTTCCCAAAACATACAATAAGGCATGAACCTATAATACTCGTCTCGAGCAGTACTTTGAACTTTAGCAGGTGAAAGTCCTCTTTCCCTAAAAAATCCTAAAAATACTTCTGTGCCGTCATAAGTTACGCCAATTGTTATATATACAGTGAAATCTGAGTCTTTCTTCTCAGCCTTCTTTTTGTCGTCTACTAAGGAGGGGTCTGCTCCTTGAGCAATAAACATGTAATCACTTCGAAGTCCCTTAATGTTATGATCTCCGTATATGTAAGAAATATTCTCATCCCGACATTGTTCTAGGTCTTTAATCTTAAACAGGGCATCTTCATCGGATAGTGTTATGTTTTGATACTCACGGTTAAATACTACACTGCCTAGGGAATACCTAAGAACTAGTAATTTATCCATTGGCCATCTATCGTTCCAAAGCACTTCACCCATATCTGAGGGGTCTATTACGGCTTTAACCCGTACTTCTACCTCATTACCCATACCATCCTCCATTACCTCAGGTACATCTAGTTCTTCTATCTTCCACTTCTCGGGTTCCCTTATAATGGCCTTCTCATGAATGACTGTCCAAGTCTTATCTTCTATACATCTTTTATAATAGTCGTCATAGTGCTTGCGAGTACCTATTCCCCAGATTACCCCCCATGGCTCTAGACGAGGTATCAAAGTACCGTCAATGTAGTCTTCCACCTTAGCACGTTGATCCTCCGAGGCGGTATTAAGAACGTCTAAGACGTCATCAAGAATTATAATATCGAATCGTCCACCAGTAATAGCACCAAGTAACCCTACTGCCTCTATTGACGGATCTTTGACGTTCTCTTTACGCTGTACGTATATCTGATGATTACTCCAGGTTTCTTCCGAAGTATAAAAGCGGCCAAAATCGTTAATCAGCTTTTGATTGTTCTCTAACTCGTATTTGATCACCTTTAAGTTCTTTACTGCCAACCCGTCACTTTTAGAACATAAGAGTATACGAACACTGCGATTTCTAGCTAGTACCCACATAGGTAGACCAAAAGAGAAATCTAATGTCTTGCCATGACCACAAGGGCCTAAGATCAGACCCTTCTTAACACGGAGCATCTTTTCGGCCCATCTCCGTTGGTGGTCTCCTAATTGCAGGTCGAAGTAGTATTTACAGAAGAATTCTACACTGTGGTTAACCAGCTCTAGTCGAGTTTCCTTGTTGCTCATCGCAACTTGGTATAAAGCATCTACTACAGCATCTTGGGACTGGGTATCGAATAAAGTAGTCTTATTCATTTAAGCAACATTAACTTCTTCGTTTGTGAGTCACCATCAATCTTCAACAATAATAAGTAAAGCCCACTGGCATACTTAGTGGCATTCCACTCTACTTGGTAGTAGCCGGGATTATATTCCTTACTAGCCAATGTTTCAACTAACTGCCCTTGTATATTAAATATATTAAGTCTTACATAAGCAGTCCGTGGCACGTAGAAGTTTATTGTGGTAGTTGGGTTGAATGGATTGGGATAAGCCGAGACCGATGGTGTCGGAGATGTGCAAGCGGGGAGTTGCCCTCCCTTGCGAACGTAGGTGTTCAATAGCTTTACATCTTCCGTGTTTACTACTTCATTGTAGTCTAAATCACATTCCTGCAAACACGGTGGTACGGGAAATCTCTTGTTCACATAATTTCTTAACATCTTCAAATCGTTTATTGTTCCATCAATCCCGTTGCCATCAACATCTCCCCTGTAGTTACCAGTGCAACAATCGGCTAATGTGTCAATAGTTGTATCTGGGGGGTCTACCACAGTGTCTGGAGGTTCAACCACTGTGTCGGTGTGAGCAAAATCAAACGAGATAACATCCAATGTTCGTCTAATGTCAGTAATACTCACGTTAGATGGGCTTAAGTACCAATTAGAACTGGGTAAGCTGGTTGTGGTGAAATTGGGATTGTTTATAGTATTTCCTGGAAATGGGTCGTTGGAATCTCCCCTATCAAGCCCTTTCTCCATTTCAAACAAACCGTCAGCTGGCTCAATAGCTACTATCATGTGTCTGGTAGAATCGGGCATTCCCGGGTACCACTCTCGGTTATTAAAAAATACATGATTATCAATATGGGCTATCAGCAATCCATCAGAAAGCATTGGTAACCCGAAATCATAACCTATCTTTCTTCTGTGTTCAAACAAGAAAAACTCAAAGGTTCGTAATGGATTGATGATTTTATAGATCATTCCAGTTTCATTCACATTTGGAATAACAAAATCATTCAAAGGCGTGGTTATTTCTGTAGGTGTGGCAAACTTCATCAAGATCCTTGACCATGCACATGGATGTGCTGGTAGGTTCCCAAGGTTCCCATTCCATCCCCCATAAGACATTATGCACCATCTACCAATCCCCGTGGAAGATTGATCTGTGTCATACAGGTCTGGCAATCCAAATCCGTGTCCAAGCTCATGGCAATAAACTCCAATGGTCATGTCTCCAGGTGTAACCCAGTACTCTGGTTGAACTGTATAATCAGATATTGAGATATTATCCTTGATTCTTGGTGAGATACTCCATTTGTGTGACCAGATGTCTGTAGCGGTACCACTTAATTCTGCTCCACTACCTGTGTGGATAATTACGAGAACATCCATCTTCCCGTCAAGGTTGTTATCATATCTTGAGAAATCAACCAATGAGTCAACCATGTCCACTAGATCTTCTGCCAGCTTTTGGGTATTATTGGGATATGGTCCCGTACCATTACGTGAGTTAACATAGTAAGCATAAGTTTGTGGTGCTAGTTGCCAGCCTAGTTGAGATGGTAGGTTAACAGTAACCAAGTCCAGCTGCCCATAAGAGATCTCGTTATAGTAGTTTCGGACACTATTGTTATTATCGTCAAACATCAACTAGTCAAAATAGGTACTAACCACGGAGTGTGGTTTGTCGGAAAATTCTACTAGTATGGCTAGGACTCTAAATGTCCCTGCTGATTGCATGAAACTGCTAGATTTGCATATAGTAGAATCACTTTGCAGTAGGGCTTGGTATTTCAGCAGGTTCTTCTCGTGCAAAGGTGGCATAGCGTTTGCCATTAGTACTAATCCCAGGATAATGCATAAGGACCATTTAAGGTATTTCATCAAGTTCTCCTGTGGTTTATTATTGGCACGTATCAATTATTGTTAATAGACACTCTGGAGGTTGGGGACAATCGTTTCCGGGATGACCTGGATATTCGGCCTCGAACCACTCCTTATAGCATTTCACTAGTTCAACGTAGCTTGTTACTTGGTTGGTCTTTATTTCAATCTCACATTTTAGGGAATCAACAAACTCTTGAGTAAATTTTACTTTGCTTATGTACCTTACCGTGTTGGCTTCACATCCATTGGTTATGACTATGGCCACTATGATTATGGCGGATAGAATGACAGCGGCTAATAGTTTCTTGATATCGAACATGTATTCTCCCTTTTGTTATAGTTTAACCCTACAATTGAAGTTTTCACATTTAATAACTTCTGACCTTAGTTCTTCGGTGTCAGCTACACTTGCTTTTTTTACCATGCCAAAGTCACTACCCGCTTCATTTGCTTCTCGGTAGGATTCGGCACAATTGGTTGAGCAAAAGTAGTGTGTATCCCCCGACTCGTAGTCAACCATCTGGTATATATCGTTCATATTTCTCCTTTCCCCATAGCTTAATGCTAACACTAAAGTCCGGGCTATTTTCTATATATAAATGGAAACAAAGTTGTTTGCTGTTAGATCCTGCATTTACCCGTCAGTCTTGGGCCAGATTCTAAATATAATTCGTTAAAGGTCCCGATTCATCGGGTTAGCTATACTTATATACGAGCACGACACCGGGCTAGCTATATTTTCCTACGGGTGTGTCAGTAATACCATTCGTACGGAAGTTGGGATTATTCGTAATTCCGTACCGATTTACGGATATAATAAAAAAAACCGAACGGTTTTTATTCCGTTCGGTCATTACGTAAATGAAACGTTCCGTTATATTATTTAATTATTATTCGGTACGAAACGGAAACGTTCGATTCCGTTTATATCCGTTCCGATTATTTCCGATTCGTTCGGTATCGTTTCCGTTCCGATTATATTAAATCCGTTTTCCGATTCGATAATCGGTAAAACGAAAAATGATATAAACGTTTCGGATATTCGGACGATTTCCGTTCGGTTCATTTCGATTCTGTTTCGGTTTTCGTTTTATCGGATTCGACCATTTCCGATATCGGTTTTTCGTATAACGGTTTTCCGTTATCGTCAATACCGATTAAAACGGTTTCGGTTTTCGTTTTCCGTTCGGTTTTCCGTTTAATCGATTCCGAACGTTTTACGTTCCGTCCGTTTTCGATTTCGATTAATCGACCGATAATTTTATCGGTTACGTTAGACGGAAAACGAAAACGATATTTCGTATAATTTCCGTCATCGAACGTTTCCGATAATATATTATCGTTCCGTAATATCGACCGTAACCGCTTCGGTTCGATATTACGTCCGATTCGTTCCGAAACGATTATCGATAATTCGGACGTTCCGATTATTTTCGATTCCGTTTCGGTTTTCGGTTTTTTCGATTCGTTCATTTTTTTATCCGTTTCCGAACGTTTCATTTACGTTCGGAATATAATAAACGATTCGGATTCCGTCAATATAAAAATAATATATTTTACGTTTATTTTTTCCGTTCGGTTTTCCGTTTCCGTTTTCCGTTTCCGTTCGGATATTGGTTTTCCGTTCGGGTATATAGTTTGGTTATTTAATCGGGTGTCGGGTATGGAATTTGATTTCGTAGCGAAAAGTATGCCAGTTCGATATTTATTTTGGGTTTGGTGGATTTATTTTGGTTTGGGTATGGAATTTGTTTTTTGGATGGGGTGTTGTTTGGTTTGGGTTAAATTGTTATGTATGTGTGTGGAAGTATTTGAGGTTGTTGGTTCGTCCGTGGTTAAATTGTTGCAGGTATGTGTGGAAGTATTTGGAGATGGTTGTAGTTAGTACCGAGGTCAACATGCTTTCACACACATGGAAGTATTTAAGGATCACCAGGTAACTTCAAGATATCATACTACCTAATTATACTTATTTACTGCAACCGATACCCAGTGGCACCCAATTAGCTTTACAGGGGGCCCCACCGTAACTGTGTTAAACAGTACCAGTCAATGTAGATTGTATTATAGGGATTTGGGCTTGCTTCGGGTTACTTTGCTTGTTTGAAGTTTGTAGAGTGGTCAAATAGCGCCCGAGAATACGGAAGTTTTTCCGTATTCGTGGTTGAGATTATTTGGTTAAGTGTATATTTAATGCGTCCAGGATAGAAATGACGTAGGTACCAGCGTAGTCGTAAGTTCCGTCGTCAGCTCCCCTATCAGTGTCAGTGAATGTGTCGTATTGTTTAGCCAGTGTAATAATATCGGGTGAATAGTTATGTTGTATGTTATTAAGTTTTTCCGTAACGTATTGCCGTGTGAAAGAATCCGAGCAGTCGACCAGATCCAGATAACAGTTAACGATGTTGATAGCTTGATCGAGGTCGATGCCGGGAATAATTCCGATTGCAGCGTAATTGTAATCGGGATCCGATAATTCCGTTGAATTAGTTCGATGGCCGTTTATTGTTTCCTCGTAGTATTTAGGGGTGAGGCCGAAGAACGTAATATAACGAGATGCCTCGCAGATTAAGCCGTCGAGGTAATGTTCGGGGGTATCGTCGTTATCAGTGCCCGATTCGATTAGTTCGTGATCGGGTTGCAGTTTGCGTAGCGATTCGATTATTTCCGAGATCGTTACGTTTTTAGTTTCGGTGGTTTTCATTTTGTTTCCTCCAGTGGTTTTGGGTTTCGGTTATTTTATCGGTTTTTTCCATTACCGTAATATAATAAAAAGTTCCGATCTTGTCAATATGGAATTACCACTTAGGGTAAAATAAATTACTTCAGCTCACCGATCACCCTCTACGGTCTCCAAATATATACTATAGGGCTTGCTTTATGCCTGGTTGCTTGTTTAGTGTGTGAGTTTGCTAGTTGCACTATTTTTGCTCTACATGTGCCCGTAAGCATGGAAGTATTTGATGAGACGCAGTTTAGAGAGAATTAACCAGCGCACTAAGTTTGCTTTTTGGTCTATATGCCCCCGAGGATATGGAAGTATTTGGGTGCGCTTTTGAGATACACACAAAAAGAAGGCCCACAGGACATTGCTGTCCCACAGGCCTAATGTGGGAGGAACCACGTGTAACGGCCCTAGTTAGGGGCTGCTTGCTGATTTACGCTTAGTCTTCAGGTCTAAGTCGTCAGTTACGTATATATCAGGTATATGTGTGCCCTTTGGCAGCAATCTGGGTGCGCTACCGTGTGCGGACACTGGGTTTTTGTTGCTATTTGAGTTGCTATTTGAGCCATTTTTGTGCTGATTACTATTGCTATTAGTACTATTAGTAGTGCTACCATTAGTACCTGTAGAAGAACTAGTATTGTGTATTCCGTTAGTTACAGTACCAGATATCCTTTGAGATATTATCTTAGCTATTTGAGCTATAGTATGCGGAGGTAATTGTTTTAGTAAATCTAATGCGTTTTTAGCTTCTTCAGACATCTCAGGTATTTCATCGTCAGCAGCTCCCCGTCCTAACAGAAACTCCTGTGCAGTTACCAGCTTTGGTAATACCTTTGGGTCCATCAGTTCTATATCAGGATTATCCTTCTGACTGAATATAATATCCCTTACTACGTTAATATACTCATCCAGTACCTGTACATTCCTCAGCCTCCTATTAACTACCACCTTATCCATCTTCTTTACAGTTAAACTTTCTATCTTATCTACCCTATTGTCCCAGTCGTCCTTTACCCTGTATCTCTCTACCGTTTTCCTGTTAACAACACATTTTCTTTTTACCATTTGAATAGACTTAGTCCTTTGGTAAACCGCGAACATTTCCTGGCGTTTGAGATGGGTTAATTTGTTGGGTTGTTGTAATGTTTTCATTGCATTACCTTAACCAACTCTAAGTATGTCTTAGTTGTGTAGTCTTTTACCACCTTTGTATCAGTCCAGTTTGGGGAAGTCCCAACAGTCCGTTGGTGCCACTATCAGGACATTCCCGTGTCTCAGCTTTAGTTCTAATGTGGGAGAAGCCTCGTATCTGAATATATGGGCTACCACTCTACCCACCTCAGGTATAGATTCCCTTAGGTTAATCGGGCTATGTATTACTAATTGGCCTAATTTAGACAGATTGAAGTTGTCAAATTTTTTCATGTTGTTCCTGTGATAATCGTTTAATTTCAGCATCCAGCTTAGCTACAGTCTCTTTTACATCATCCCACTGCGGTTGATACAGTCCCGTACCACCTAAGCAATCATCCAATATATCTGTAGTGTTTCTAACTATGTCAGATATTAGTAGTATTTGTTCCTGATTAAGTGTTTTCCAATTTGATGGTTTTAACATTATTGTTTCCTTTCTTATTTAGTTATTTGAATCCAGGTAGAATCTCCCGTTTGTTCGTACAGATTATACCTTAACTCTATGTTTTCATCCATTAGTTCGTTGTTGAGTTGTACTTCTTCAAATAGTTGTTTCTCCATATTGTGGTCGTGTACAATGCTTATTATAATAACCATTGCCAGCATAATTGTCAAGATTAGGGTAAAGTTGTTTTTATGCCTATGAGGCATTTTCTCAAATTGTAATGTTGACTTCATTGTTCCTCCGTTTCGTTTAAGGTTAAGTACTCCACTGTTTGGGATTAAATATCCTTAATGCTTCGGGATATTTCTTACCCAGTATTGCCTCCACTAGAAATTGGCTGGCTGATTCAATGTCCCAGGCCTGATTAACCAGAAAGTGCATTACTTCTTCTATGGACTTGGCTTTTTCCGATTTTAACCTAAACTCGCCAGCTTGTTTGAAGTCATCATTGTCTGAATCAGTACCTTCACCTGGTTTTATATCCAGTTCAATAAGTGGTCTTTCAATATCTTCTGCCACCTTCATTAGCATTTTTCTAAGATTGGTTACCACTTGGCTTTCTGATAAGTATTTAACCTTTCTCATTTAGTTTTCCTTTGTTTTGGTTGTTTCCAACAGACTTGTCGTTTGCCGTTGTGTTTCTCAACGTGTTCTCTGAATGTGGAATCTTTCCAGATTTTCCGACCTTCGGCCATGAATTGACCCAATTTGAACCCAAAAGGGTATTGTTTTGTTTCGATGTGTGTGGACACAGTTTCCTCCGTTTAGTTTAATGGTTCGGTTTGTGGTTTATCGGTTTTTTCCATAATATAATATAATACAAAGATCGGTTCTTGTCAATATGAAATTATCACTTAGGGTAAAATAAATTAAAAGCCCAATAGCACTTATATTAAACAGTGAAGGTTTATTGTTCAGTCCTCTAGATTGTAAGTTGCTTGTCGATTGGTCTACATACCCGTATATGCTCGGAAGTTTTAGTTCCACATAGAATTTTCAATCACTCGCCTGATTTTTTCTTCCATCGCATTGTAATACACTAAACTCAAACTCAGCACCTTAGTATCTGCAAATGCTGATATATATTTTACAGCCTCGTTTATAAGGGAAAACATATAAACATCATTAAGTGGTTTCTCTTTGAACAAGTAGCCCAATTGAAACCTCATGTCCCAACTACTTCCATTAGCCTTTTCATCCTCTAATGCAGCAATGTATAGATGAAGATAATTATCCAAAGCGGGATTTAGGAATTTTACCATAATCCTTGAAATTACATCTTCCACTTTATTAGATTTGCTAAATTGCTCAACTTTCACCTCTATAAGTACCATCTTGGGGAAGAAATCATTTATCACTTAATACCCCCTACCAAACCATGTGTACAACGACACCCATAATGAATCCACAACAGCCATAAATAATCATGTGTGTTCTATGGGTACTAAGCCTCATTATTCTACCCTTCTCTATCAGGTCTTCTAGGATTAACCACTCAGCATAGGTTAGCTTAGTGCCATACTCTTCGTAGTAAGTAGCATCTATTAAGTTCATTATTCCTCCTTTTGGTTAATTAGTTTTATCGGTGTTCTTAAATCCAACTTAATCGTATTAACTGAAAGGCCACAGAGGCAGCTAAGGGCGTAGCTGAGCGTCTCAGCGGCAGTAAATCCGAGTATACCAGGTAACGTATTCAACAGGTCCTCTACAGAACTGCTGGACTGTACAGCTTCAGTCCAATTTAGACCTGTGGTAAGATTCTGTTGAATCTGTTGGCCGATGTACCCAGTAGTCTGGGGATCTTGCAGTATTTGTATGCTAGGTAATATATAATTATTTCTGGAATCTTTCAGCATCTGATCTCTAATAATTTCAACAGCTTCTTTATTTGTTATCATGTTAACTCCTTAATATCATTGCTAGAGCCAATCCGTATAATAAAGGGATGACCACAGCAATTATGTAATATGCTAACTCACTTTTCTTCAGTCGTGTAACCTCTTTATTTCTTCGAGTTCACAAGCTATAGCTATCTTTTCCTCGGTTAATACTGCATCTGACCAATCAGGGTCAAAGTTCTCAGCATACCAATACCTATTTATTAAGTTATCAAGCATTAAACTAGCTAATCTGATTTTTAATGCGCTATTTTTACAATCCCCGAATACCTGCTCTATGACTCTGTCTTCTAGTTGTACCACTACTGACCCAGTTATTATTGCCATGTTTTCTTTTCCTTTCATTTATGGCTGTACATTTACCACAGTTAAGTCCCCATTTAACTCGGACTTCATCTCGTTCTCGTTGACATTGCCGACAAATTGGCTTTTTCATAATTGATGCCATTTCTTTTCCACTCCCCGCACCATAGCCACAGGACCATCTGAAATAATACAGTTTAGAATTAACTGTATTGCCATCTTTGGAGTCCACCTTAGTTCCCTAAGTCCCTCAATTATATCCGATATACTTTCAGCATCTTCAGCCATACATGCTAACTCAATTGCAGCAGTTCTATCCAATTCGTCTTCGGCACTATCTTCTGTGGTTGAAGCAATGGCCTCTAATCTTTCCTTTAGTTCTTCTAGTAATTGGTCTTGTTTCATTTTAATTCCTTTACCATATCATCTGTAATCTCAAAGTTACAGAAAATGTAGAGGTTAGATTCACCAGGCACCACTCGGAAATAGTACTGCCCAGATCCCAATTCACCTAGTATATTTAGTATCTCTGACTTGGGTGTCTCTTCGTTAAAAGAGATAATGTTCATTGTTTCCTCCGTTTCGGGTTTTTCGTTCGATACCGAAATATAATACAAAGATCGGTTCTTGTCAATATGAACTTATCACTTATGTTAATTTATTTTACACTTAATTAAAAAGTCCCCAGTATGATGGAGGGGGTTGAACCACCGATACTGGGGACTTTCTCCAGCGCAGGCTGGATATTTAAGGATTAGACTATGGTGTTGGACCAATGCCACCATTTCCATTTAATTCAATGTTCAGCATCTAGATTTTTACCTAGACTCCCATTATAATTGGCCATAGTAGAGAAGGTATACCTTCTCAGTCTAATCCACTTAATCTAACCCCGGTGGGAACCAAAAACGAAAACCACCGGGGAACCGAATGGGTTGGGCGAAACGGATAGTAACTCCCAACCTACCGAAATAAATTTTGCCTAGTGAGGCTTACTATAACTTCACTAGGACTTTTTACGCCTACCTACACCTCATCTTCATCAGATTCATCTTCATCGGAACCTTCATCAGATTCATCCTCGGTATCACGGCGTTTCAAGGCACGTTTTTCTTTCTTCGAAGGTTTATCCTCCTTAGATTTCTTGGTACCCTCAGTCTTTTCTGACCGAGCACGTTCCTTAATATGGTCAATCAACTCCTGCAATTTGGGGTCGTTTGGCCCAGTGAACGAGTAGCGTTTGCCACGTTGGTCACCAAATATACCCGAGCCTCGGATATATACTCTTAGTGACTTCGCGTCAATTGACCTGCCGACCTGCTTGGACACCTCGGCAGCGGCTTCAGCACTTCCAAAGGCTATTTTTTCTCGGCCTTTGGCTTTAGCTTCACCTTTCTCGTGTTTCTTTTCTTTCTTACTCAGTTTAGCCATTTGGCTACCTCCTGGTTTAATGGTTTCGATACGTTATTATATCGTGTCTTTACGCTCGTAATATAATAAAAAGTTGTTATCTTGTCCATGGGAAATTACCACTTATTTTAATTTATTTTACCCATTTATTACTGCCCGATCTAAGTCCTGGATTTATAGTAACTTTATCACCATCTCTATATCCCTGTGAATAGCCAGTTCCTGATGCAGTTATCCTACTTCTTCTATTGCTAGCCACCAAATTAGCTCTTTTCCATTGCATAATTTTTGGATGTTCAACTAATACCAATGCTGTCCCTTTAACTTCCGATTGCAGTCTTGTTTCAATCCTCTCTTTTAATCTATATATTATACCCAAGGCATAACCTTTAGTAAACTCAGATGAAGCCCTTCGATCTTGCCTATTAAGCCCAGATTCCTCACGTTCAGCCCTAAGTTCTTTCCGCTTATTCCGACACATCTTGTCAATCTGCTGAGCCACATGATGGTAGGTATAAATGCAAATCTCAAGTTCCGCTTTCATCCCGATGAAGCGAATGCATTGCCCGTTAATACCCGAGGAATAGAATGGAGAACAATTAACATAAGAACCTATGACTTTCGCTAATGGAAATTGCCAAGCTCCGACCTGTATATCAGATTCCTTAAACTCTGGCTTGGCTTCTTGGTAGGCTTTGGCTTCAACTTCGGACATATCCATATTATATTTAGCCAATAAATCTCGAGCTTTTTGAAGGGCCGTGTCCGTTTCACCTTCAAAATTAGAGCCCTTGGATAAAGCCATTAACTTCTTAACTTTATCTATTATCTGTTCTCTAGTTAATCCGTTTTCACTCATAAATTTTTCACTTTATAGATAAAATTACCGTACTCTAGTAAAGCTATTTTACCATTGAATAAATCCACAACATTTGGCTTCTTTCCAATACAATCCTTCAATTCTACACTCATAAGCTCATCCAGAGTTATTTCAAAGACTTGATAAGTAACCGTGTTCACTTTAAGTATAGGCCTAATTACGTCATTCATAAATCCTCAATTAGCTCCTCTTCCTCGTCCTCTAGAAATATGTAAAATTCATCTTCCATGGTTATTTACCTGTGTCAATTATATTAGCAATCTTATAAAGACATCTTCTATCCGCTTCATCGAATACACACTTTTCACGTCTATCGGCAATAGCTCTAAGTGTGGTACCTGTGTCCTCATGAAATCTACCAAGTTTGGTTCGACTCACAGTCACGAATGTTACCTCATGTCCTTCCAGATCCAAGTTTAATATAGCCTCTTCAATCAGGATATCTAGGCCTTCACCTTTAGGTGCACCTGGTTCGGTTTCTCTAGTCTCTATTTGTAAAAATATCTTCGGCATAAGCTCCTTTCGTTTCCGACACCGTAATATAATGAATAGTTCCGATCTTGTCCATGTGATGTTCGTCACTATGTTTATTTATTTTACATCATCACCTTCTTCGTAGAGTTTATATATTCTATCACAAGACTTCCAAGATCTTTGGGACAGTACGAAAACACTACCAACATGCTCGTATGTGCTCGGAAGTTTTTGTGAGTGGAAAATAAATAAAAAAGTTTATTGACAATAACCGATTATGTACGTTATATTTATAACGAATATAAACCATATCGAAAGGAGGATATATGGTAAAGATAACAGAAAAAGACGAAGAGACCTACGATAAATTAGGTCCGTCACAACGCAGTGGAGTTACAGTCGGGGCTAAGGTTATTTCACACGACAGATTTAGAGAAAAAATTGGTGGTTGGAAGATCATCAAGAAAACACGGGTGAAACAAAATGGCGTAGAAGTATTTAACACTTATTATGTTTCATCTGGACATATTCAAGATTTTCTGAACGTGGTTAGAAATAACAAGGAATTTGATGAACGTATAATCACTGTACATCAGTTTCAACCAGAAACGGGAGCCTTGGTAGATGATCCCGCTGAATGGCCATTTGGGTTAATGTTTATAACCAATGAGCCAGTTGATGAAGAGTTCGAAGATTGGGAAATAGTCGAAGGACCTCGAGAAGTTAAGGGACTTAGGAATACCTATGTAACTTGCTATCGTTCTAAACAAGAACTATGGGATGAACTCATAGAAACTGTCAGGTCAGATAAACAATTAAATAGAATAGTGGAAAGGATGGTACCTAATAAGAAAGACCCCTTAAATGTGTTTAGAGCGGCTAAGAACACTAAACAGTTTAAGGATATAGAACATAAGAGAAGGAGGGGAATATCAATTGTAAAAGGGGCATTCAGAAAAACGAAGTACGATTATCCCGATGGGATAGTTACCACAGAGCAGAAACGAGTCTATCGCAGAAATATGAGAAAACAACGGAGAACGGAGGAATAATTGGGATTACCACATGCAAGATTAAAGCCAACTATGACAAAAGACTTGTATCGAGTAGCTGAGTATATAAAAAGTAGAAATACTGCAATAATCCAGTCAGCTGTGTTAGAGCTAATACAGGGAAACTACCCTGAAGACATAGACATACACGATAATTTATTCAAGTTAGTTAAAAACAGTGGGTTTTACGATGTCAGACATTTCGTAGAAGTAGTATTACATACTTCTCTGGAAGAATTACAAGAGGCAATAATAGCATGACTAAGAAACTAGGTATCGCTAGAATACTCGCCAATACATTAGTATATGGTATAATGATCGCATTCATAGTTATTATCGGGTTTTTCTGTATGAAAACTTAGTCATTCATTATTATAGCTAAGTAAAGGCTCCAGGTTTTGTTAATTTCCTCGGAGCCTTTTTATTGACTAGATTAACGTACTAGTAGTTTTACGTTAGTTATTCACACAGTTACCACTGTGGTACTCAGACTACTGCTAAACTGGCCTCTGTGTAATGGATTTAACCGACTTTATTTGTATCAGTAACTTTTAAGTTTTGCTTAGTGGACAATATGTGTTCTTTTACTTGGAAGTTTTGTCCAACAACTATGTCTTTCACTATATCAATGTCAAACTTAGTAGCAACCAACATTTGAATTAAGTATTTAGTTACCATGATCTGAGCATCTTGTAGTGTGTAACAATCTACATCAAGTTCAAGTTTACCAAATAATATATTCCAGGCTTCACCATCCCTTAGAATCCTAATACCCGTGCTATGTCCATTAACCCATAAATCATAAGAGTAGAAGTTACCAATCACTGTGTCATGCCCTGAATGCATTTTCCATCCAGTAGTCTTATCATCCACCTTGTCTATTAAGTCCATTACTGCTTTGTGGACCTTTAATTTTCTATCCCTATATCCCACTAAGTTTTCTCCTTACAGCCAACTTCTTAAATGGCAGCAACCAAGTGTTTATATCCCTAAGCATAGAACTAAAATGCATCTTCTCTATAAGTAGTCCAAATTCCTTGTAGTCAGGAACATTGGTATCATTAACAGAATTAAGCATTGAAGGGATAGCCTTATTACATCTACTTAGATCTATCATTTCTCTGTTTATCTCGAGTTGCTTCATTGATCTCGGGTGAGTTATCGCAGTTTCCCTATTACCAAAATATCCCGGCTTTTTGCCTATCATCTTTATGGCATTATCCACAGTACCGAAATTCTCTATTAACTTAGCAGCAGTCACTTCCCCAACTCCAGGAACACCGGGAATGTTATCACTCTTATCACCATTTAGTATATGAAACTCCAGGTATTGTTGGGGAGTTGTAATACCCATTACAGCTAAGTATTTATGTAGATTGTCATCATTTATCATTTCCCCCTTTATGGGGCTATATATGCTTACCCGTTCATCAAGTAATTGATAGAAGTCTTTGTCAGTAGAAACTATTATAACATTTTGACTATTGACCATTTTTGTTAGATGGTATATTATATCATCAGCTTCTACACCAGATAATCTAATTTGTTTTAACCCTAAGCAATATAACATTTTTTGAGTTAGCTTTAATTGCTTTATGAGATCCTCGTAATCAAACTTATTTCTATTATCTACACGTTTTTTAGACTTCTTATATCCTGGACATAATTCACAACGAGTTTTATCCCTTCCCCCATCCCATACTATTACGACATCCGATGGGTTGAATAATTCTATAACGTATCGGATAGAACGTAACACACCAAACGGCACAGACGTTCTTATACCGTCACTAGTAGATAACTCTGTAACAGCTGCAGTACGATAGGCCGTATTAGTTCCATCAAATATGATATAGGGACTATTCATTTATCTTTCATAGTTTCAGTTGACAGTTTTCGTCTGAACGTCTTTCTCGGAGAGTGGAATCTCCAAAGGTCTGCACCGTTTTTGTCATGTGAAAATACAGACATCACTTTTAATTCGGCGGCTAAACAATAATGAACACCATCATCAAGGAGGCAATCGCCTTTGCGTTTCTTACTTCTGGCGGCACATACTATTGTTTTATTATTAGCCCTAATCCTAACGCCCATCATCATCCTCTTTCATAGTTTCAGTTGTGCCTTAGGCAAGGGCTTGGTCGGTTTTAATAGCAAATGCTTGTAAGTTTTCTCGACATATTTTACAATCACAAAGCCGTCCGTTTCTAAACAAATCGGTGAATTCCCCCAGCAACCCCTTGAGTTTGGTGGGCGGCTTCGAGGGCTTCTATGCGTTGTAATAAATCACTCATCTTTGTTCTCCTAGGGCACCCAGTATGATGTCACACGTAGCGTGATTATGTTCATCAACTATAGCCCTAGCCAATATTCTACAATATTCAAATTGCCTGGCGTACGGAGCATCTACAGCAAATATAACCTTCCCTCTTTCCTTAGTAAATACAGCAGACCCATTGGCAGTATCTCGACAATCCCATGAATCATTCATTATGGCCATTACAGCTTCATTCTCAGTCTTTTTGTCAAGGTAATGCATTAACTTAAATTCACTCATCACTTTCCTCCTCTTCCTCAGATTCTTCGGTATCTTCTACCACAGGTTTATATAGATCTTCAGGTATAGCTGGAAGTATATGACTATCCCAGAAATCAGCTATATTAGAGGTATTGAATTTAATAGAAGTATCACTGTTGAGGGTAGCAATTCCTTTACTAATTGATATTATTCCATCTTGTTCCAATACCTCTAACATACCTGACCATTTATCTAAGCCATAACGCATCTTAGAACGGTCTACATATACATTTATCTCAGCCGTTCCGAATGGAGGCCTAACCTTATTTTTATCACAGTACACTATTACCTTATGACCTATTACAACCTTGTTGCCAGCCCTAGATTTCTTTAGTTTCTTACTCCGATTCACCTCTATTCGCAACGAAGCATGAAACGGTAAAGACTCACCACCAGGTGTAGTCGTAGTCTTACCAAACCTTATACCGAGCTTCTTTCTTATTTGATTTATAACCACATACGTAATGTTGTCACGGAATATACTTCCACCTACCTTACGCATTTGCCTACCCATTAAACGAGCACGATAGCCCATCTCCGAGTAGTTATCAGCTTCCTCAGCCTCATCCTCTTTTATTGTAGTACAAGCCGCTAAAGAATCCCAACCAATTAACACGGGGCAGTTAGAGTCCTTATCCCTTATCTCTGTTATTACTTTGGCTACAAAGTCCGTAACCTCCTCTATTGTTCTTAGCTGAGCATAAATCAGACTATTAAAATCTATGCCCAAGTATTTACCGTAATTTTTAGAGAAGGCAGATTCTGAGTCTATTAACACCCCAACTCCACCAGCCTTTTGAACATTCATTATGAAGTCATAAAGTAATAAAGATTTAGCAGAACTCTTCGGGCCAAAAATCTCTATAATTCTTCCTTGGGGAAGTGCACCCTTTATGGGATCTCCACAAATATAATTCACAGCCATATTAGTAGAGGGTATCCATTCCTCTACTAAATCCATCTGGTTATCACCCGTAAATGTTCCAACATAATCAGAACCAAAGCTTTTAGCAACTGATTCAATCAAGGCGGAGTGGTTAGCTCCGCCTTTGGTTTTGTGCTTTTTACTCATCTTGTAATGTCTCAATCCCTAAGTTATTTTTTACGTTTCTTCTTAGGTTTGTCATCTTCTTCTTCTTCTTCTTCCTCATCGTCATCATCGTCATCATCATCATCATCATC